AGGCATACTCTTTCTGGCATAAGAACCGCCAGAAACTTCCGTACCACCACCTGAATCGGATGGTGCGGCTGTGTATAATCCCACATATAATGTTGATGGTGCAGTGTAAGCGGTGCCGCCGAATACATGATCCAAAACTGCATTTTCTAAATAATCGCTAAAACCAGCCATAGTAAAATCCTCTTAATTAATTGTTGCCCCAATAATAGGCTTTATGCCTGTTAATCTTGCCGTATGTTCTCCTTCTGGGGATAAGGGAACCAGCTCCAAATGCTGCCGCTTCTTGAGCCATTCTTAGCTCTTCCAAAGCCTTGTCAAACAACCTAGTGAATCCAGCCGCACGATCATCATCCATTAAATAGAGTGATGCAGTACGAAGGCATCCATAGAGATAAATGTCAGGCCATGTTGTCGAAATAAAATTAGTCGTGTTAGTAGAATTAAGAGATGGTATAGACGCATAATATGTCAGCTGAACAGTGTAAGACGCATCGGGTGTTGGAGCTACCTCTATGCTGTCATCCACTAAAGCAAAATATTTTGGCTTGCCTGTTCCATTCGTAATACTGTGACGGTAAACATCTAATGACTCGATGGAGAGTTGAAACAAAGGTTGAAAATCACCCGATGTTATCTCTACATTGATTGCCTCTAACCAATCGCCAGGTGTCGCTGTGTATTGATTATCCAAAGTAGCTGTTGCTCTTTTAATCATCTTCTTATCTCGAACCTTACGATTTAGCTCTGCCTCAGTTTGTTGGATAAAAGTGTCCATCATTGAGTCAAGATCGGATCTATTCAAATAATTAGCGATTGCTGTTTTTAGCTCTGCGTATGTCATTAAATTTTACCCTCCCAAGATCTAAATAATTTATTATCTGGATTGTTTAAAAAACGCTTCCAGGCATTTTGATCGTCAGCCCAACCCTCTCTAACGGCTTGGTGATAAATAACCAAAGGTACTTCGGCCACATGACGCAAATTCTTTCCAGGTGGCTTTCGTTTTAAAAACTTAGCGTGCTCTATTACTGGAGCAACATCTTGTTTGGTATTTAATACAAACTTATCACCTTCAACCACCAACTCTTCTTTGTGGCGTTTAGATTGATCGAGTGTAAATGCTTCTTTCATTTTTGGTTTAAAGAGGGGATCAATAAATCAACCCCCTCTAAATTCCTCACAGATTAAGTAATTGTTAAATCTGCAACAACACCATGGGCTAATGCGTTAGATATCTCTAAGCCCATTTCTACAGTCAAGAGCTTGGTTTTAGCATCACCAATGTTAGCAATGTCTTGAGTTTGGAAGTCTCTCAAGTAAGTAACTGCTGCCATATTAGGATCAACCAATAACACTGATCGCTCTCTGCTGAAGTTAGAAGCCATGATTTTTACAGTTCCAAAGTCGGAAATGTAAATTGCAACTGATTGTTGCACTTCGTCTGCTCCAATTACTTCTCTTGCAGATGCTCGACCCGTAAAGTCACTGATTTTTTGCTTATTCACTGGCCCGCAAATAGCGAGAGAAGGCTCACCGCCATTTTGGAAACACAGTGTCATTACATCCATAAACAAAGTCTCAGTTAATGCTCTTTGGGTTCCATCAGTTGCCGCAGCACTCGTAGTACCTGCAGCTCCGCCTGAACCACGACTAGCATTGACAGCCCAAGCCTCAAAAGACCGAGTTGCCCTTACTGTGGTTGCATTACCAGCGTTCTTAGCAAAGTTTTGACAGATTGCAGTTTCAACATCTCTTTTGAGATCTTTAGCTGCGACTGACATTTGCCATGCCATTTCGCCTTTTCCTTTACCTGCTGGATCAGAGCTTGCCTGTGTGTTTGAAACAGTGGCATCTCTTTTAAGAATCATCGTGACATTCGACTCACGCACAGTTGCGGGAGAGGCAGATCTTGATAATTCAAATCCCTCTAATTGTCCTACGCCTGTTGGTGTAGACAAGTTTTGGGTTTGCCAATCAAAAATTACGTTTCTGGTTTTGTTCTTCTTTATGCTTGTGAAGAACGGGGTTTGAGTAGGTGATATTAAATATATCATATTACTCAGTTGTTCACGATCTGACGTTGCGTCATAGGTTGTGAAACTATTTGTGACCTTGGCCATTTTGTTACTCCTTTCTAGTTGCCTAGAAAATAAAAAGTTAAATTAATTGTTCAAAAACATCAGCTAAATCTTCTACTCTTCCTGACTTAGCTAATTTTTGTTGAGATCTTTTTAAAGGAGTGTTTGATTTTTTGGTTCGGATAGATCCAGGCTTGGCAACTCGATTTCTAACAGAGGACTTTTGTGTGGGAGTTTTCTTGGTTGCTTTCTTTGTTTTTTTATAAAGCATCGCATCCCTAAAACTCATTAAAAGTCGGTAGTCATAAATCTTCTCTAACTCTTGCTCAGTAAAACCTTGGCCCAAAGCGTAATCACGGATTGCGAGTTTCTCTTCTGATTGGACTTTGTTGTCCTTCCAGGAGGGCACACTTTTGAGAATTTCATCGTTTCCGTAACGCATGTAACGAGCTAGGTTTTCCTGCTTTTTAGCTTGGGCTTCTTGTTGAAGCCTTTGCTTTTCAGCTTGAACCGCAGCGAGTCGTTCTTTCTTCTCATTGTGAACATCGCGTTCCCTTATATATGCAATGGGGTCATCAGCATAGAGTTTTTCCCAATCTTTCTCTTCGCCTAATCCCTCATTCAAAGCTGCTTCCAATTTAGGTAGCATTTCCTTATATAAGTTCTCATTCTTGGATAACTCAGCTTGTTTCTGCTCATTGCTTTTGCGTTGAGCTGCCAATTCTTGAGTTTTCCTCGTATAATCTCTTTGCCTTGAGTAACCACTTTGGAGTTCATCTAAGGTGACATCAACTTTTTCGCCATTAATATTAACGGAATAGAGTTGAGGTTCTTCATTTTCCTCTTCATAGTCTTGCTCTTCTTCAAGAGTTTCTGTTTCTTCGTATTCATCATCTTCTGAATCGAGTTGCTGTTCTTCAACAACTTCCTCTTCTTCATCAATAACTTCTTCTTCAACAGTTTCATTAGCTTTCAGCTCAACTTGGGGTTCTTCTGTTTGCTCTTCTTCAGAGGTCAAAAGACTCTCAAATGATGCTGCTACTTGTTCCATATCTGTTTGTAAGTCCGATGGTTTTTCCGTGTCGGTCATAGTAGTAATTCCTTACATCTATTGAATACCTCATTCTAACATTCATTTGTTGTATTTCAAACTTTTTAAAGAAACCGATTATAAAGCTCAATAGACTTGTGATAGCGTTTTTCAAAAAAGTTTTTTTCTTTTTTGGAAAGGGTTTCATCAGTGTATTCTGTTTTCCAAAGCCTCAAAGATTTATCAACCTTTAGTTTAAAAACATCTTCAACATATTTTTGAGCCTCATCATAACGATCAAATACAAAAACCTTATCGGCTTTTATATCCCCATCAATATGAGTAAAGTCATGCTGGTTTAAATAATGGTCATAATGTTTAATTGTGTTTGGCCCCTGGTTTAAAATAAAATAATTTAAAGAAGGGATGTCTACATATTTTCTTAACTGATTATATAAACTAACAACTTGCTCAAACGGGTTTCTTAAAACAACAAACTTTACATAGTCATCAATGTTTAAGTGTTGTTTATATTCAGAGATAAAACTGTGGGGGTGGCCGCCATCGCCTTTTTTAAGTTTTTTGAAACGACCATGAATAGTAAGATTATCATAATACATTTTTTGGAGTTCCTTTCTGCTAATGTTTTTTAGCTTTTTTTGAGGAACATGGCAATCAATGGAACCATCTTTTATTTTATCTAACATTGTAAGATAATATTTGTTCGCCATTGCAAAAGACAAACTAGATCCACCAGTTTTAGGTATATGGATAAATAAATGTTTATTAGGAAAAAACAACGGCTGTTTAAATAACTTTTCTCAACCTGTTTAAACTAGCTTTGGTGATTTTTCCTTTCTCAACAATAATTCTCAAATGTCTTTCAACTTCTGGCAACAGCTTAACTGCTGCATACAGAGTCTCCCTAACTTCTTTATCGCTAATATCAGAACTGATCCAAAGACTCATGTATTCTTCTTTGAGCTGACTAATTGCATCTTTAAAGGTATCACTTTTTAAAATTAATTCTGCCTCATCTGAGGCTAATATCTCGTCTTGGTTTGCCATTATTTTTTTCCTATTGCGTTTAAAATTGTTTGTATTGCTGTCAAATCTAGTGGTTGATAGCCAGTAGGTTTAGCTTGTGCAGTTAAATCCTCAAATGGTGTGTAGGTTAGAGGTGGGCCATATATGTTTTCAACTGGAGTTGGGTTATAAACATACGGCGTATATGCCTCATCAAAAGCTGTATAGCCTTGAGGATACTCATGTGAATAACTAATGCCAGGTGCAATAAAATCTCTCTCAACATAGACAGGATTTGAGAAATCAAAAGGGGTGTATTCCACATCTTCATAAGGTGTGGTTTCAGTTGTGGTTATGGTTACTGATGGCGTGGTTGTACCAGTTCCAGTACCAGTTCCAGTACCAGTTCCAGTACCAGTTCCAGTGCCAGTTCCAGTGCCAGTTCCAGTTCCAGTGCCAGTTCCGGTTCCAGTTCCAGTTCCGGT